ATACAGATTGGTGGCTTGATATGAAAAATAAAAAACAAAATGAAAGAATCGCCATTTCAAAAAAAGTGAGATTTGAGGTTTTTAAACGTGATGGATTTAAGTGTCAATACTGCGGAAGATCTGCGCCTGATGTAATTCTGCACGTAGATCATATTAACCCAGTTAGTAATGGTGGGAATAATGACATCATGAACCTAGTTACATCATGCTCTGAATGTAATTTAGGAAAAGGCGCAACCAGATTAGATGACAACTCAATCATAGAGAAACAGCGAAAACAACTGCAAGAACTAAACGAGAAACGTGAACAGCTTGAAATGATGCTCTCATGGAGAGAAAGCTTAAGTGAATTCGATCAGGAAGTTGTTAATGCTGTAACTGAAAAGATAAATAAATTAATAGAACCAAATGAAGTTAATTCTGAGGGTGAAAAGAACATCAAGGCGTGGCTCAAAAAATTCTCAATAGAAGAAATCTTAAATGCTATTGATCAGGCTTATGAAAGCTCTTTTATGCGATGCAGTAGTAAATCTCACGATGAGAAAAGCAATAATTTATTCAATCTAATCCCTAGAATTTGCAGCACAAACAGAATGCCAGAGCAAGACAAAGCATTGTGTTATATACGTGGAATTCTAAAAAACAGAATGTATGTAAATTATGGATATGTTATGGGCTTAATGAAAAAAGCGTTATCACTAGGGTTTGATTTGGAAGATTTAAAAGAATTAGCAAAAACAGCCAAAAATTGGACAGCTTTTAAATCAACATTAGAGCAATTTATTCAGGAGAGCGATCATGAGTTCTAAATTATTAGGTCATGTTTGGGATCTAGAATTACCAGACCACGCAACCAAGTTGGTTTTATTACGCCTAGCAGATAGCGCCAATGATGAAACAGGGGAGTGCTGGCCATCTCTCAAATATATTCAAGATAAATGCAATGTTAAATCAAAAAATACAATCAGAAGAGCATTGGAAATCTTAGAGCAAATGGGGCTAGTTGTTGTAATCAAAAGAAAACTATCAGCCAGTCAAAATACATCAAATTTATACAAGCTAAACATTGAAAGAATATTAAATAACGGGAAAAG